TTCAATAGTTGCAACTGCACCACTTGTTCTTCCAACTACTTTTGCACCTTTCAGAACATAACCATAATATTTTTCTTTATTTGCAACTGCTCTTAAATCAAAATTGATTAACTTTGATGTTGCAGAATATGCACTACTTGGTGCTGGTCTATTTTGATTATAAGGATCTACTTCATATGTTTCAACTAAAACAGATGGAGATCCTAATCCTGCACCAATATCTGGAGTGCTTGTATCACCAAATTTATGATTTGGTTTTTTAAGTTTCAATCTTGCAATCTTTTTGTTTTTGAGGAAAACATCAACATCTTCGCTGCTGTTGAATGTTCCAGATGTCATCTTAATTTCACATAATTTTGGAACAATGTCTACCTGCTGACTATCAAGATAATGATAGTGTTTAATGTATGGTTTTAAACCATTCGCAGCAAAGTATACATTTCTAGATCTCATGAAAGGATCTACTTTATTACTTGTCTTAACACTTTCAATATATGAAAATTCTTTTGATGGTCCAGTTAGTCTTGGTTTATATGAAGTTGTTGTTGTTGTAGTGGTAGTAGTTGTTGCACCAGCATCAATGTCTGTTTTTGCATCATATCTAACTACTTTTGTTCTTATTCTTTCACCTCTGCCACCACCCATTTTCTTATAGACATAATCTACTTTCTTAATGATCTTGGTGTCTGCATTTACTTTAATATCAACATCAACATCCACTTTTTGCGATGATGTCGCTTCTTGTACCCATTTAGCACCAGAAGATTCTACTCTTGTATCATTAATGTAAATTGTTCTTGTCCAATTATCTGATGGAGGATCCAATTCAATACCACCAACAAAAACAATGACATTAAATGGGTTTACATTTTCAGTTCCTGTTGCGTGTGGGTTTTCAATCCAACCAACTTGACTATATTTCAGAGTTAAAAGGTCGCCAGATTTTTGGATATTGGAATCTAAGAGTTTTAGATTTTGTGACAAATCTGCTTTTGTGCGATCAATACCTGGATCTAATGCAAGTTCTGCGGGAATTGACCAAAAATCGACAGGTGCAATTGCATGAGAATTTGCTCTATCAATATCAAATTCGGAGAATGATGCATCAGCAAGGGATTTGTCTCTAAAATCGGAAACAACAAATCCAGTTTTAAATCTATCAAGACCATTTGCATCAGTTACTGCCAAAGTCTTGGCATTCAGTTCGAGCATACTTAAAGTAGTAACTTCTTCAAGATTTTCAATTCTTTCTTCAAGTTTTCCGATATCACGCATTGTGAATCGTCTATTATCCAATAATCTGATGATTGGTTCCTGTGTAGTATTATACAAATATGCTGGAAGTGTAATTCTAGCAATTTCCATCGCATCATCAGCAAAAACAGGTGCTTGTGGAATATCGTCAGGTTCTCCCTTGACAACTTCTACTTCACCAAGCCTATTCAATGTTAAAATGTCAACTCTTGGCAAATAGTAACTATAACCCAAGAAAGCAGTTTCATCTGGAGAAACAACATATCTGAATGTAGACTCAAAAGATCTACTCTCAAATGCAAATGGAGATCTTGTTGCTGTATTTACATCAAACGATTCAACTCTTGGTCTGAAATCGAGAGTATCAGTTACTCTGGTGTTATTAATACTAGGAATATCAGACTTGTACCTGTCGCTAGTATATGAATTTACTGTAAATAAATCTCCACTATTTCCATCAGCAACTTTATAGTAATCGCAGATTATTGATAACTTGCGAGAAGGAACAGATCCACCAGGTTTTCTTACGATTCTTGAATAATCACAATATTGTTGCTTATGTCCTCTGTTAAGAATATAATTATTTGTCTTATCAAGATAACTACCTTCTGTAATATCTTGGAGTACAATTTTCAGTGATGATTCTTTAAATTGTACAGTTTCACCAATTTCAAATTCCTCATCATTTAATGGTACATAGTCAACTGTTGTTGCTGTTGAACTTATAATCTGACCAACAGCTCTACTATCAGTACCAACAATTTTTTCTCCAATAATCACATTAGTGTCTAGAGAGAGACCAGTTGCAAAAGTTAACTTATCAAATGTTGGTAAATTATTGTTAGTTGATTCATAAATTGCTCTAATCTTTGCAACATCTGGAATATTCAAAGAAATTTCATTATCTTCGACTCTTAATCCATAATATTGACTTGTACTTAATCCAGTAACTGTTGAAACACCACTTGTAGAGTTTACATTTACTCTATGACTTCTTACAAAAGTCTTAGACTTACTCTTTATACTCTGCTTTTTAAGTGTGACATTTACAGTAACATTACTTTCACTGACATTAAGACCTGATAAAGTAACGCTAGTTGCATTTTGATTCAGAGTAAATTTTCCAGAATTTAATTGATCAGTTTCTCCATCACTGTAGTGAACAGAATATCTTTCTGCATCAAATGTTTCAAAAAATACACTAGTAATACCTGAACTTGTGTCAAGGACATCACTTACATTTATGGTAAGTGATCCAGTTGCATCAGTGCTTTGCCCAGTAATTTGCTTTGCTATGGTAAGATTTGAAGTTGAAAGATCGACAGATGCAATGTTTATTTCTGGCAAATCAACAAACAAACCAGAAGAATCAAGATTCAGAATCTTTGGAACCATCAGTGAGAATCTGGAATCTCCGTTATCGACGTTTGCTCTACATACACCACTAACAGTGGCAGGTGCTGCTGCTAATCCAATACTGGTTCCATCTGCTGCAATTGATGTAATACGGTTGAAGTTTGGATCGGCATTTCCACTTTGATACTTAATGATTGCTTCCGTTTTAATACCAGTTACTGCATTGAAGAATCTGCCAGAAACTCTACCAGTATTTCCTCCACTGACAGTTAATTTATCTGCGATTGAGAATGATGGCAATCTTTGCTCATGAAGAACAGTGTCTGCAATAAAATCTGTTTGTAGACTGGTATTTAAAGTATCAGAATCTTGATATACAGATTTAATATCTTCTATGCTGTACTTATTGATACTTCTAATACTACTCTTAAGTTCTTCATCTTCGTTTATAATTACTTGTTCACCAACTAAGAACTCACCAGAAGTTTGTGACACACTAAATGCAGATTGAATACCTGGTTTATCTGCAAGGAATCCGGTTGCACCACTAGAAAGACCTCTTACAAAAGATCCAAGAGGAACTCTTGTGGTCGTGTATGAATTTGCCAGATATAATGTAGTATAAGTTTGAATATCAAAAAGATACAAATCCCATTCTGTGCTATTCCCAGTGTATGGAGCATCTGAAACACCATACCAATATACCCTGGCATCTCCTATTTTCGTCCCAGAACCAGCGTTTATAGTACCACCAGTACCTGAACCATTCCTTCTTCTATTATAGAGTTCTATGACGTTTGTTCCGCCACTCTCAGGGTCTCCTATGTTGATATATGGAACACCGCAAACATTATTAACTTTTAATAAACTTCCCATTCCAAATGGGATTCTTGCACCACTTACATTTTTTGTGGATCTTGGTTTTTCAACATCAATAACAGTAGATCCAATTAAATCAATATCATATCCTCTGACGTATGCAGTTCCTGCCGACAGTTTTACGGACATCAAGTCCTCAGAGGGAACATTTCCTTGCTCAGTTCTCTGATCCTCTCTATACAGTCCACCATTACCAATCTCATTATTTAAAGTTTCTGCAATATCTACAGTGAATGGTTCTACGGCATAATCGCCAGACTCTTCATAAGTTCTCTTTGCAAAATAGTCTTTGACTATACTATATTCACTCTTATTCTGAATTTTTTTAATTTTACCCTCTTCAACTTTAACCAATTCTACAAAATTGGTATCATCATAATCTAAAAGTTGTTTCTTCGCTAAACTGACACTGATTTTTAATCTATCTGCACCAGGTGCAGCATAATTTGTATATCCTTTTGCATTATCATTAAGGGAGGAATCATTATCCGCAGAAACAATCTCCTCAATTACATCAAATCCAACTCTATATGATGGTTCATTGTCATATGGATCAAGAATAATTTCAGATGTAGGGACATCTACAAATGTTCCTCTAATAAAATATACACCCTTTGCAACACCCACAGAATATCCAATAGATGATGCACCTACTGAAAAGACAGTTAAAGCAGTATCACCACTATTTAAAGTCGTATTGCCATAGGTTACATTTTCTTGGAGAATCAAAGACTCACCATCAATAAATGATGAGGTCTCTCCGTCAGAACCACCTGTTGTATACTTTACAATAAGAGTGATTTCTTCAACACCCTCTTGTGGTGGCAGAAGATATCCTTTTATATTGCCAAAAACTTCGGATTCTGAACCTTTTACTTCTGTACCATCACCTGACACGATTGCATCAAGATATAAAGTAATATCTAACCCTAAGTGATCTGGATTTACTTTAACGGTGGTGAAATTATTATTACAAGTAACCCCACCAGGAATTACCATAGAACCTTCTTTGAACATGTGACTGCCAAAGGATTCTATCTGGTTTTGTAAGATAGATTGAAGACCTGTTAATTCTCTTGCCTGTACAGGATATCCAGGTTTAAAGAGTACCCTGTAAAAATTATCGTCCTTATCAAAATCATCATAATAAGGATTTACATTTAAATTTGTCTTTTGTGGCATGGTTTAGAATTCCAGTATAACTTTAATGTCTTCTTTTTGGCGAGAATTTCTAGAAATAATTGGTCTGTTATCCAGATAAATTAATTCTCCTGATCCTTTATTTATCTCAGGACTTGCCATTCCACTAGTGAAATTAACACTAAGATTAACCAACTTTGTTCCAGTTGGATTTGTTGTGATTCCAGAGAATCCTGTATCAATAGAACCACTAAATGCGGACGATTGACCGGTGACCAAAGATGCTGATGATTCGAAGGGGTAGGCCCTCCCGTTCGTAGATATACCAATATAATCTTGTTGATCAAAAGTTGTTTGGTTATAATATAAAGATCTATCTTGGAAATATTTTAGAACTTTTGTTTCTGTGTCCCAGGAAGCAACATATCCATATGCTTTTCCTGTGCTATTTGCAACAGTTTGTTGGATTTTTTCTCCAACCTGCGGAGTACCAGTTATAGATGAAAATTTGAGAGAATATAGACCACTAAAAGTATTATCAGTATAAATTTGATCAGATCCAATAGAGGTTGGATTTTTTATAATTCCAATTTGTGCAAAACTTGTGTCAATTGGAAAATCCTTAGTTGAGTCATCAAATCTTGCATAAACAAGTACCTTATCAGTACCCAATTCCGTGTAAAGATCATATCCATGACCTTTTGATGGTGGTATGATTGGAATCAACTTAGCACTGGTTCCAGTTGTATTTGAGTTAATAGAACCAAGATCAACTAGTGCATATGTATAATCTTTTCCACCAGAAGTAACAACAGTGTCAGTTATCTTTCCACCTTCAACATCAACTCTAACTTTTCCACCAGATCCATCACCAATAATATTTAATTCTTGCCCCAAACCATTTGCATAGTTTGAACCTGCCTTATCAATATAAACTGTTTTAATTTGATTTAAATTGACTGATGAATCTGCAGATTCTCTTATTGCTCTAATCTGAGAATCCGTAGAGGTACTCCAATTATTAGGAACGGTTATGTATTCTGTTGAGTCAAATTTGACAATATCACTTGGAGAAATTGTAAAAAGATATTTCCAAATATAT